CTTGGCTATACCGTAACTGAGGAGGCACTTGAGGAGGCGGTAGCCACACAGCCAATCGAAACTACAAAGACCGAGTTACTGTGTCAATGGATAACAAGCTCTCAAAGTCCATGGCCACACATGGCCGTTGAGGATGCAGCTGATAAGGATCTAAAATTGTCGGTAGGCCCGCTTACTATATTTGCTTTTGACGTAAGCCCGAGCCGTAGAGACGGTAGTTTATGCATGGGCCAAGTGTTAGAAGATGGCCGTATCGGTGTAGCTGTCTTAGAGATCTTTCATAGCGATGTTTCTATCGATGAGCTCTTTGTAGCTAATGCGATTGCTAAGTGGGCCAAGGTTTACTATCCGCGACAAGTGGCCTACGACAAATACACCACAGCCTCAATAGCCAAGCGCCTAGAGGCAAACGGCATACAGGTAACAGATATATCAGGGCAAAAGGGTTATCAGGCATCAGGGGACTTGTACGAAAGTCTGGCTAATAAAAGGCTCGTGCACTCGGGGCAAGATGAGCTTGTAGCCCATATGTCCAATTGTGCAGCTAAAGAGTCCGATGCATCTTGGCGATTAGTCCGGCGTAAATCTGCCGGGCCAATTGATATAGCGATTAACCTTAGTTTTATTGTCCATATCCTTACGCAGCCCATGGCTGAGGCTAAACTATACGTTTAGAGACACGCCGAGAGTAAACGGATTTATGCTTGACATTTTGAAAAAATGTCACTCATGGGATTACTCCAAACCTTAGGTTTTAAGAGCGCTGAAAAGCCATCTATAGAGGCTCAGTATGCACCTGCCGTAATGACTACAAACTACGGCTACGGATCTTATAACACCGGGTCTATGGCCGGGTATAACGCTAGCGGTATTGATCGTAATTTTGCTTTACAGGTAGCAAGTGTTAGCCGCTGCCGTAATTTAATTGCCGGAGTTATTAGCTCTATTGATTTATCACTATACAAAAAATCAACGGGCGAAAAACTAGGCTCGCCTGTTTGGTTAGAGCAACCTGATATTAGACAGCCTCGCAGCGTAACAATATCTGCAACTGTTGATAGTTTAATATTTTACGGCGTTGCTTATTGGCGCGTTACCTCTTTGTATGCAGATGACGGACGTCCAAGCGGCTTTGAGTGGATCGCTAATAATCGCGTTACATATACAACAGATCAATATGGTACAGAGATAAAAGATTATTTTGTAAATGGTGACAAGGTACCTATGGGCGGTATCGGATCACTTGTAACTTTTCAAGGTTTAATACCAGGAGTATTAGATACAGCTGGCACAACTATTAAAGCTGCATACGACATACAAAAAGCAAGCGCGGTAAGTGCAGCTACACCAATGGCTACTACAATATTAAAAAACAACGGCGCAGATTTACCTGAAGCACAAGTACAAGGGTTACTTGCATCTTGGAAGGCATCTCGCGCATCACGTAGTACAGCTTATTTAACAAGCACTCTTAGCGTAGAAAATGTCGGTTTTAGTCCTAAGGACATGATGTATAACGAAGCATCACAATACTTAGCAACTGAGATCGCTCGCGCTATGAACGTACCGGCCTATTACATTTCTGCCGATATGAATAACAGCATGACATATCAAAATATTTTGGATGGTCGTAAAGAGTTTGTTGCATACTCACTACAGCCTTACATATGTGCCATCGAGGACAGACTTAGTATGAACGACATAACAAACTCACAAAATCAAGTGCGTTTTGCCGTATCGGACTCTTTCTTACGTGCAGACGATCAAGCGCGTTTAGACATTATAGAAAAAATGTTAAACCTAGATTTAATCGATGTAAACCAAGCTCGACAAATGGAGCAACTAACACCGCTAGGAGATACAAGTGCTACTAACGTTTAGTCAAGAGATACAGGCCGCCGATGTTGAGCGTCGCATTGTGTCCGGTCTTATTGCCCCTTATGGCGAGATCGGTTATACAAGTGCCGGGCCAATTATGTTTGAGCGCGGAGCAATTGCTATTGCAGATGCGGCAAAAATCAAATTACTTATGCAGCATCAACAGGATAAGCCGGTAGGCCGTGCGATTTCTTTTAGTGACTCAACAGAGGGCGTTTATGGATCCTTTAAGTTATCTAGCAGCACTCGGGGACAAGATGCGCTAGTACTAGCTCAGGAAAACCTAGTAAGCGGCTTATCCGTAGGGGTTGATGTAACAGCCTCTAAGCCAATGGGCGATTACCTGTTAGTTACGGCGGCTGTCCTCAAAGAGGTAAGCCTCGTAGAGAGTGCGGCCTTTTCTAGCGCCTCCGTTACTGATATTGCAGCGGCTCGGGCCGAGCTAATTGCTGCGACAAGCACAAAAGAAACAACGATCCATACGACAATCGTAGAGATCGAAACCGAAACCGAAAGCGAGGAAGCTGTGACTACAGCCCCTGAAAATACACCGGAGATTCCGGCCGAAGTATCTGCGGAGGCTGCACCTGTTGAAGCAGCTCGCACAATTATCCGTCCATCTGTTTTAGACTCGCAGCGAGTACGCACACCTATTAATTCCATGGGCGCATACACAGAGCATAAAATTAAAGCAGCTCTCGGTAACGAGGACTCTAAACTTTATGTAACCGCTGCAGATGACAGCTTTACTACAAACCCTTCATTTAATCCGACTCAGTACCTATCAGAGTTTCCAACTAATACACGTTTTGGAACACCGGCAATCGATGCTTGCTCACGTGGCACACTCCCTAATAGCGGTATGACAATTAACGTACCGTCACTTGTAACTTCAGCTGGCGGAGGTGTAGGCGTAGCACCTGTTGTAACTGTCGAGGCAGAAGCCGGAGCTGTACAAAATACAGGTATGGAAACCGCTTACCTAACAGGTACTGTAAACAAGTACTCAGGTATGAATACAATTAGCATTGAATTGCTAGAGCGCTCAGATCCAAATTTTTACTCAGAGCTAACAGCACAACTACAAAACGCTTACCTAAAAACAATTGATACAACTGTTTTAGCAGCCCTTGTTACGGCTGGTCAGCAAGGCGCAACTCAGGCAGCATCATCGGCTGGCATTATTGGTTATGCGGCAGATGCAGCGGCTAAAGTTTATGCAGCTACAGGCTATTTTGCACAAAACTACGTAGCTAACCCTTCACAATGGCAGCTACTAATGGGAGCGCAGGACACAACAGGGCGCCCTATTTACTCAGCATCACAGCCAATGAACGCTGGCGGCTTGACACAACCCGGATCTATTCGCGGTAACGTGCTTGGCCTTGATCTATACGTAGACAAGAACTTTGCAGCTACTACAACTATTGATGACTCGGCCGTAATCCTTGCACCTGAGGCATTTACTGTTTATCAGTCACCTCAGGCGTACATGTCTGTAAACGTTGTAAGCAACCTTCAGGTACAGGTTGCTATTTATGGTTATATGGCAACAATCGCCAAAATGCCAAATGGCATCGTGCGTTTTAATCTCACATAAATAAACCACAATAAATAGTCGGTAGGGCTCTTAGCCCTTTGAGCCCTACCGGCCCTTATAAAGATTGGAGTAAAAAGTGCCTGCAACGTATGTAACAGAAGCCGAGCTAAGAGCTAACCTCGGTATTGAAAACCTGTACTCGTCCGATATTGTCGAAACCTGTTGCCAAGCTGCTCAAGATTTACTCAACCAATTTTTATGGTTTGACTCTGCCCCTGTCGTAGGTACAACACTCCAAAATAATATTGCTACCGTAATGATTGCTAACCCTGCAATCTTTAGCACGGGCGACTCTGTAACCTTGAGTGGATGCGGCTCAACCTTCAACGGCACTTACACCGTTACCGGCACAATGCCATACACAACAGGTACTACAAATAGTTTTCCATCAATTAATTTTAATAACCGTTTATTTAATTACCCTAACGGCTACAGCTTTATACAATTTGCTAAGACAGCTGCTAACGCTAATTTTACGCGAGTACTCCCCTACGGCTCAGCTGTAGGCGCGGATACAAAGACAAACTCTTACGCCACAACCCCAGCTATACGCGAGGCGGCTATGGTTTTGGCCGTTGATATTTTTCAAGCGCGGCAAGTATCACAAACAGGCGGCGTAACTATCGATGGTTTTAGCCCTAGCCCTTATCGCATGGGCAATAGCATGATCGGTAAAATCAGGGGCCTTATAGCGGGCTATACAAATCCTAGTGCGATGGTCGGATAATGACCGCGGCCATAACAACGCTACGAGCCTCACTAGCTGCCGCTCTAGCTAATGCGAGTGTATGGAATACATACAGTTTTCCACCGCCAACAATTACGGCTAACTCTGTACTTGTCGCTCCTGGTGATCCGTACATAACACCTACAAATAATACAAACGCCGGCATAGCACCTACGGCTAACTTTAAGATTATTTTTAATGTACCAATGCTTGATAACCAAGGAAATCTAAACGGTATCGAA